ATCCAGCCTCCAGATGGATTCTTCACTCTTTTGTTTCCAAGATCTAGCGTAAGCAAATATCATTTGGCGCTTTGCAATTCTGTTGGCGTGATCGACAATGGGTATCGGGCGTCAATCAAACTCCGTTTCCGCTACCTCGGCAAAGGCAAGCCAACAAAAAATTCTCTGATTTACAAAAAGGGAGACAAGATTGGGCAGTTGGTATTTATGCCAATTTTTAATCTTGTGGCGCATCAAACTGATGTTTTGGATGATTCGGACAGAGGTCTCGGAGGCTTTGGAAGCACTGGAAAATGAGATTAATGCCAGAAAAAATGGACGATCTTGACCTGATCCAAAAGGTTAAAAAGAACGGCGATAGCGATTGCTTTATGGAGATCGTCAACAGACATTCTGGCATTTATTTGCAGATGGTTCATAGCTACGCTCCAAGAGAAACAGCCATCGATAATTTTTATGATTTAATGTCGAATAAGGAATCAAATATTTTTGATGCCGTTAAGTCTTTCGACGAAAAACGAAATATTAAGTTTTCGACTTACCTTGGAAATCATACAAGATGGCTTTGCCTGAACTCCTCAAACAAACGCCGTCACTTGCCAATGGAGGATAATTTTGACTGTGAGTTTGAAAGTTCAGAGCCAAAGCAGATGGCAGAACAGGAAGTTCTCCAAGACATCCTGTCTCAACTTTCCTCTCTTGAAGACAAAAGAATTGAGAAGATATTTAAAATGAGATATTTTTCGCAAAAGAAAAAGCTCACGCCTTGGAGAAAAATTGCAAAAGAACTTGACTTATCCATTCAGGGATGTATCAATATTCACAACTTAGCCTTCAAAAAGCTTAAAAAAACCTACGTTAAAAAAAATGATTAATTCAGTAGTACTCGCAGGAAATGTCGTTGCGGAGCCAATGGCCCGCAGCACCTCAACAGGAAAGAATATCGCTTCTTTCCGTTTGGCAGTTAATAACCCAATCAACGATAAGGACACAGTTTTTATCGACGTTGATGTGTGGGAGAAGCAAGCTGAGTTTGTAACAACTCATGTAAAGAAAGGTAGCAGCGTTTCAGTCATTGGCCGTCTTAAGCAAGACTCTTGGGAAAAGGATGGCGAGAAGAAGACCAAGATTCTTGTGGTTGCTGACAGAGTTAACTTCATTGGCGGCAAGAAGAAGGACGGCGCTGACGCTGAGGATGCTCCACCCGCTCCAAGAGCAGTCGCAAGACCAGCAGCAAAGGCGCCAACAAAGGCAGCGCCAGCAAAGCCCGCTCCTGTAGTTGCTGACGAAGACGAAGTTCCAATCTGATGAACATCCTCTTCGAAGCTCCATTGAATCAAGTTTCCTTTGGAAACGTAACCTACAACATCTTAAAGATTCTCTTTAAGAAGGTTCAGCAAGATCCTAGTTTTAAGGTTTCGTATTTTCCAATTGGAAATGTTGAATTGTCTGCTTTCGACAAGATGCCAAAGGACTTTGCTCTTTGGGTAAAAAGCTTAGTTGATAATAGATTCTCAAATCTATCAAAAGACGCTATTACCCTAAAGCTTTGGCATATCAATGGAGCCGAGAAGAGAGTTACATCTCGTCAGGCTCTCCTGACTTTTTACGAACTTGATCAGCCAACCGTTGCAGAAAAAGCAATAGTTGGCCTTCAGGATCTTGCTTTCTTTTCTAGTTCTTGTGCAGCAAATTCATTTGGCGCTATTGGGTGTCGAAATATCCATAATATCCCAATGGGATTCGATTCAGACTTTCATATTACTGGTAAAAAGTATTTAGAAGGAAAAATCAACTTCTTGCTTATGGGTAAGTTTGAGAAGCGCAAGCATACCGACAAGATTGTTAAAATGTGGGCCAAGCGGTATGGAAACAACCCAAAGTTTCAACTTACTTGCTGCATTATCAATCCATTTCTTCCAAAAGAATTTACACAAAAGGTATTAGCTTCTTATAAACAAATGGCGGGTAATATTAATGTACTTCCATTCGTAACTACTAATTCAGAAGTTAATGATATTCTTAATTCAGCGGATATCGATTTGAGTGGCCTTAGCGGAGCAGAAGGCTGGGGTCTACCAGCCTTTAACGCTACTTGTCTTGGTAAGTGGAGCGTCGTATTGAATGCTACAAGCCATAAAGACTGGGCGACCAAAGACAACTCTTTGCTCGTTGAGCCGTCCGCTAAAATCGAAGCTTATGATGGGGTATTCTTCAAGAAAGGCTCTGAGTTTAATCAGGGCAATATTTATGATTTTAATGAAGACCAAGCTATCGCTGCTATTGAAAAGGCTATAGCTCTTGTTGAAAACAAAACCGTAAATCAAGAAGGTATTAAACTGGGACAAAAGTTCACATACGAAAATACAGTTGAGAAAATTTGTAACACTTTGCGTACCATTTAATTGCGTTCTCCTCTGGAACGGCTTTGGCATGCCGTTAGCTAAATAGTAACTACTATGGCATACTACTACTTAAACTACAATACCACTACAACTGGCACCGGCACTCAAACTACGCTTTGGGATGACTGTGCTTACATTAACCAGTCTTCAGACAAAGACTCAACATCTTATGTATTTCGCGTTACAGGATGCGGAAAAGAAGATGTTTCTGTAACCTATTGTGAAGATTCTTATAAGCTCTCCATCAGAGCCAAGAGTCAATATACCGATTACAATAGATCGTTTCTCGTTTGCAGAGAGTCTCTTGACCTCTCTGCGGTTCAATGCTCTGTTAAAAACGGAGTTTTGACAATTAAAGTTCCCAAGAAGAAGAAACAAGAAAAGAAAGTAGATATCAATTAAAACCCCAAGCCGCTTGAAAAAGCGGCTTTTTTATTACCATATTTATATGCCACTGTATACCTACGAGAACCCAAAGACTGGTGAGACGATTGATGTGTTTCAGGGGATGAACGAGGAACACTCATATACCGACCAGGAAGGGCTTGCTTGGAAGAGGGTATATCAGGTGCCCAATGCCTCAGTGGATGCCCAAATTGACCCATATAGCAATAATTCGTTCTTGGATGCTACCAAGAATAAGAAAGGCACATATGGCGATCTTCTCAACAAGAGTGCGGAATTAAGCGAAAAGCGCGCAAAAGATCACGGTGGGGTTGACCCAGTTAAAAAGAAGTTTCTTAGCGACTACTCTAAGAGAAGAAACGGCGCAAAGCATCCAAGCGAAAAGAAGACTTACGAATCAGGCAGAGTTAAGGTCGAGTACTGATAATCTTTTCAATTTGCCTTATAACGTCTTTAGACGTTATTTGTTTGGTACATTCAAAATCTTTGTTTCTTGGGCACCATTTCCAGTCAGACTTATCAAAGGCCAAACTTGGATCATTCCAGCAGCCATTGCATACGTTTTCATTGATTACCCTATAAGGTGTAGAAAACTCTGCGAACGCCTTACTGAATCCGCTTATCAAAACAACTGGAACTCCACACGCCCAAGCTAACCAAGATAAGCCAGAACCTAAACCAATAAAAAATTCAGCCCCAGATATTTGCTCGATTCTTGTTTGAAGCGGGAAGTCCCCAGTTTTATCTATAGCGCCTTTAGGAATAAAATTAAAATCACTATTATTTCCGAAGCTTGGATATCGATCTATGCACCAAACTTCGTAGCCAATCTTATTTAAATATTTTATTACCTCTTGCCAGCCATTTTTATTATTCCAGTACTTACATTGAGCGGTACTTTGAGTAGCGATGCAAATATATTTTTTATTAGATCTTTTCTGAACGGCCAAATCTGGTCTTCTCTCTGCTGGATCTAGACCAAGAGCCAAAGCTGCAATCTCTGTTAGCGAAACAGTTCTTGGATCTTTCTTTGTTAAACCCTGCCAATCTTTGATTGGATAGCGAATCCTATACTCTGCATAAAAGCCGCCACCAAAATCATAACTGCTGAATTTGATTGCTGGATATTTTTCAGCAAAGATTTTGCATAGGTCTTTATTAAACACTACGCAAGAAATATTACATCCATGCTTTAATCTGAATTCTTCAACAGCCCCAATATAGGCGATAGAGTCTCCTAGGCTAGAGCTATCAAAGACTATTTTTACATTTTTTTCCTTTAAAACTAAAGACTCCTCCTTTATTAATTGATCATCTTTAAATACTTGGATCGCCCAGTTTACAAAATATTTTGCCATGGGCGATGCCCACATGCCAGCTTTCAAAACAGTTTCGTAAACCAATTGAGAAGAGTCTTTGTCTATAAACCTTACCTTAAAACTACTTTCTGAATTTCCAGTTATTGTAATCTTCGCCCCATCATTGAAGGTAAACAAAAAATTAGCGTCATTAAAATTTCTTTTAGTATTTTGATAGTTGTAAGCTAATTGATATTTCATACGCAGCTTTTGATCAAATCTATATTATACTGCTCATCCCCATCTTTCAAATACTCTATATTGGCGTACTTATCGTACATGTCGCAATAGGAATTTAAATTATAAATTAGTGTTTTAAGTCTCCATCCAATTGCTTCTCTGATCACAAGCGGCGAACATTCCTTTTTGGAGGTAAACACCATCAAGTCTGCGGCTTGATAAAATAAATCAACGTCAGATCTTTCGGCCCATATCTTACAATTGCTAGGTAGGTCTTTCGTTATAGGCTCCCAATAGTCTTTGAAGTTAATTGCAAGATTGCCAATAAAATGAAACTGTAGATCTGGCAGCTTTCTCGCTAATTCGACAAGTTCTTTTTGATTCTTACCCTGAGTAAATAAACCAACGTTGATTACGTGTTTCTTGTTTGGATCAAACCCCAATGCTTCTTGGGCTATTTTCTTTTGTGGCTTTTTTAGCTCAATAGGATACTCTACTATCTCAAACGGAGCGCCTAAGCTTCCATAAAGCTTAGACTGATATTCGGAAACAAATATAAACTTATCCGGTATGAATTTTTTATTTTGAGGGTCAAAGTAAATCCCGTGTCCAGTTTCAAAGATTAGATAATTTCTATCTGAACTGTATATCTTGGCACAAATTTCATTTCCGAGAAATGTTTCTGGGAATTCCTCGAAATGAACTACATCTGGATTTATATCTCTTATAAGTTCGATTAGATACTCATCTGGCTTTCCAGAAGCAGAATAAAATCTATCTCCGAGCAAATTTTTAATCTTATTTCTCTGCACTACATAAGCGTCTCCCAAAAACTTATGTTCTATGCAGTAAATTTCAAATAGCAAATTTAGACTTTCTATCTTTTTGAAGAGATACTGAGGAAGTCCTCCTGTAGATAGATGAGGAGAGATATAAACAATTTTCATTAATCTGGCAAAGACCAATGCATGAAAAGTTGAGCAACAGATTCATTTGGCTCACAAATTAATGGCTGTCTCCAATGTTGCATTTTTGTTCCTAAAATCAAAATTCCCTCTCCAACATTTGTGTTTGCAGCAATTTCATTGCCCTTTTTATCTATGCAGTACAAAGGCCATTCTTTTTTTAGAGTAGAAAACAAATTTACTGAAAGGGTATAGTCCAAACCTGGTCGATCTACATGCTTTCCAAGCAAACCTCCATTATAATATATTCTTGCATATGTATGTTTATCCTTCCATTTAACTCCAATTTTTTCTGAAAGATCTTTTGATATTAATCTCAAATAATCATCAAATTTTTTTATTGACCCCATTCCATAAGAAGGCTTAAAAACGCTCGGGTCTGAATTTGGCGCAGCTAACTGACCCCTATTTTCGGCAGTTAACTTATTTGAGAATTTTAAATAAAAAAGCTCTTTTGCGAACTCTTCGCATGTTTTTTGGTCTATTATTCCTTTTAAAAAAGAATACCCAAATTCTTCAAACTTTTCTTTATCATGTGATAGCGTATAAGGTGGAATTTTAGCTTTTTTCTGATCAAAAACCCCTTCTCTAGTCCAAATTACAATTATATATTTTGTGCCAGAAGTAACTGGAAGGCCAGCATGATTTGATTTTTCATTAAGCTCTCCATTGACTTTTAAATTTCTCCAGTTGAATAAAGTTCCAATTGTTGGCTTTACTCTAAGCTCGTATTTCGGGAAATCCGTTTCACCTCCTTCAAAATTTTCATTCAAATAGAGGATGGAAGAGAACACTCTTTGCCCGCCTCTAACAAGATGGCTTTTTGAGCTTTCTGCATTAGGGCTAAAATAATCAAAATGATGTTTGTACTCTCCTCCGACATCATACTTAATAAAATGCGGGGCCTCTTGGTTTTCGATGGGCAATCCAGTTATAGAAGATACTATATTTTTTAGCTTTTGTATAGTCTTATCTTCTTCGGTTTTTATCCAAGTCCCATTAGCTATTCGACCTCTGCTCTCTACGCTCTCTGTTTGTCCAACAACCTTTAATTTTTGAAGCTCAAGATCATATTTTTTTATTAAAGCCTCACACTCTTCTTTTGAAAATAAATTTTTTAACTCTAATGTTTCTTGTTCCATATCTTATGCTATATTATTTTTTCGTATTTCCAATAAAAACTATGCAGTCTATTCCAGTCTGCGGATTCCCTTTCCCAAGGATATAAATCATATTCCGATTTTTCGTAATTAAAATTTATTCCTTTTCTATGAAAATCTTGCTTCTCGTTTACCCCTCTAATTATATTTATATAATCAGTATATGTAGATAGTTTGCTTCCAAGAAATACTTCGGCCTCCGAGCATATAGTTTGATCTAAAGCCATGGCTTCGTAATTTTTTAGATCTTTAAAAAAATCTTCCAAAAAAAATATTTCATAATCTTTTTTCAAAAAATCAAAAACCTTTTTGTCTTTCTCGTCCGTAGCTATATACAATGGACTTTTATTTGTAATTTTATTTTTTAAGTTAAACTTAAGTTCAATCATTTGACTTTCTGCGGATTCCTTTCTGACTCTCAAAAAATCATTTCTTCTTACATGTATTGCATTAAAACTTTTTAATATATTTTTTACTTTTTTTGCCTCTTCAAAAAAATAATTTTTATATTTTATTCCATTTATTATTTTATTTTTTATTAAATTTCTTTCAATTGGCCCATTGCCATAGATATGATAATAAAAGTGTCCAAATAGATTTCTTGGAAAGTGTATGTATTTGTCATGCATGTTTATGCATATTCCAGATCTTTCTTTTGCGAATTTTATATAATCGTTTTCATATTCTTTTTCACAGAATATAAAATTGTTTCTATTTATTGGTTTTTGAAAGACATTCCATTCTTCATGTTGGTCTATAAATAAAATTAATTTTGCTATTTTAGCAACTCCATGAAAATACTGAATATTATTTTCTAAAGATTTATATTCCTCAACGTGTTCATAATCAACACAGTTAAAATTTTTAATAAATAAATCTTTGTCTAAAACGCTCCACACATCAAAAAAAGATTTTTTATTCAATTCAGAAAAAAATAAACAATATATTTTATGCGGAATTATAAGTTTTCTTTTTGTTATGATGCTTATTGCAGCCGCCATTTCATAAGACATTCTTATGTTAGAAAAGCCGCCCCGCCAAGGATCAAAAGATATAAACTTTTCTTCCATTTTAATTCTCTTGTTCTTGTGGCGCCTCTGGAGTCGGCTCGGGCTCGGGCTCCGCAACAGGCTCGGGCTCGGGCTCCGCAACAGGCTCTGGCTCGGGCTCCGCAACAGGCTCTGGCTCGGGCTCCGCAACAGGCTCTGGCTCGGGCTCTGGAGTAGGCTCTGGCGTAGGCTCTGGCGTAGGCTCTGGCGTAGGCTCTGGAGTTGGCTCTGGAGTTGGCTCTGGCGTTGGCTCTGGCGTTGGCGGCGTTGGCTCTGGCGTTGGCACAGGCGTTGGCTCTGGCGTTGGCTCTGGCGTTGGCGGCGTTGGCTCTGGCGTTGGCACAGGCGTTGGCGGCGTTGGCTCTGGCGTTGGCACAGGCGTTGGCGGCGTTGGCTCTGGCGTTGGCACAGGCGTCGGTGTAGGCGTTGGTGTAGGTACAGGAACAGGAACTACATTCAAATAAACCTCTCTTGTATTTTCAGTATTTGCCGACAAACCAGCGCCATTATCTACATAGCACGCATAATACTGTTCATCCGTTTCAAGAATAGTGTTAAATATAAGCTGTGCGCTTGATTGTCCACTAATATGCCCGCCACTAAATGTAACATAGTTTGACCCATTCCACTTCTTCCAAAGGTAATTAACTCCGGGTCTTCCACCCGCACTAATAATAAGTTTGACCACATCTCCTACATCTACATCAAAAGATTGCTCATTTGAAGTAACCGCCGTCTGAGCGCCGTCTTCATCAACAACAACTTGAGTAATCTCAATGTAGTTAACCGTTAATGTCGAGAGTGAAGTGTTAACTTCTCCCAAAGAAGTTTTATTACTGGATACTGCACAGTAAAAGTCACTATCATGCTCTATCAAGCTTACGTTATGAGTGTATGTATTTGAAGTCGATGACTGAACAAGCGTATCTTCGTAATCATCTGGCCTTGAATTATAATCTCTTCTGTAGAAATCATAATAAAGTGTTCCCGCTCCAGCGGCTGTCACAACATAAGATAGAGATCCGCCATTGTTTACTGTTGGATTTGCAACGCCATTTCCAAGGAAGCTGGAAATAGAAATTGGAGTTAGATTTACTGTTAGCGTAGAAACAGCAGATGTTGCGGAGCTTGTTCCAGAAACATTGGAAGAAACCACGCAGTAATATTGTGCCCCAGTATGTGTTTCATTGACCGTATCAGCGAATGATGCATTATTTGCTCCTATTTGAGAATTATTTTTATACCACTGATAACTTAATGCAGCAGAACCTCCAGCAACTACTGTAAATACAGCAAGAACGTTTTGCTGTCCACTTTCCACAGTAACTGTCTTTGTGGAACTGAGGTTTGTGGTGATCTTTGGATTAATATAAAGAATTGCGGCATTAGAATTTACGCTTCCAGCAGAATTACTAACTACGCATCTATATCTATAATCTGCCCTATCTAATTGACATTCAAATGTTAAAGTGTCGCTTGTTATTCCGCTAATGCTTGTTTCGTCTCCAGCGGACAAATCACTCCAAGATCCGCCGCCGTTTGTTGATCTCTGCCATTTATACGTTAATCCTGCTGGCTTTCCTTCTGTTGCCGTTACTGAATAAGAAACACCATTTCCATCATTGTATATATTTGAAACTGGATGAACGGTTATTACTGGCAAGTAATTTACTGTCAAAGTGGCAGAACTGCTATTCTTGGTTGAAGTATTATCCGTTAACTTACATCTATAAGTACCTTCATCACTTGGATAGTCGGCATTTAAAACGCTCAATGTAGCCGTTGTAGCTCCAGATATTTGCCCAGCAGAATTGCTTAAGTCATCCCAAGTGCTTGTTCCCGAATTGTATTTCTGCCATTGATAAAGCAAAGTTCCCTCTCCAGCGGTAGCCACAATCGTGAAAGTTGCCGTGTTTCCCTCTATAACCGTTTGATTTGTTGGCTGCTGGCTTATTTGTATGCCAGAAAAGCCTCTTCTTCTGAATATAGTTTTTAAATCTGGACCAGAAGTTCCAACGATATAATTAGTATTATCTGCTACTCTATCGTCGGTACTTGTAGAGGCTTGAAAAATACCAGTTAAATCAACCCCATTTACTTTATAATTTGTAGCCGAAGAATAAACGGTTCCCTCGCCTAAATCTTCAAATAAGCCGCTAAGATCATACGCCTGCCCACTTGATGGGATATATACCCTAAAGTTTGTTTGGGTCGGCATTGTATTTTATTTTCTTTTTTAATGCCTCTATTTCAAGAGAAAGCTCTTTAACCGCATTGATCAAAACTACTGTTAGTTTTGAATAATCAATGCCTTCTGGATTATTATTATCGTCTTTTTTAACTATATCTGGAATAAGCTTATTAACCTCTTCTGCAATTAAACCTATTTCAATTTTATTTTTTACCCCTTTTCTTTCATAAGATATGGGTTTTAGGCTATTAATTGTATCTATACCTATTTTTAATTTTCTTATTTTTCTTTTAAATCTTTTTGAAGAGGATGTTGTAAATGATGCTGCTGTTATTGATCCAGATGAACCATCTAGGGTTAAGGTAACCGAAGGCCCAGCATTTCTTAAATAAATTATGCCTGATCCAGAAGTATTTTGAATAGTAACTGATTGGTTGTTGCTGGCATATAGCGCTATTTCATTTGACGCTGATATCTTTCCTACGCCATCAGCAGGATTAAGAAAATTCATTCCAACAGAAAGATTTCCATTGAATTGGCCGCAGCCTGCGCCAGATGCTGCTCCATTTCTATAAACTATAAATTCTCCTGTATTTCTAAAATGAGCCCTAATTACTCCTGAGCCGCCACTACCAGTTCCAGTTCTAATTTCTATTCTTCCATCTGAGCCCCCATCTTCATAGGCGGCTCCTTGTAAAATCAATGACCCCTTATTCCCTGCGTGCGTTATTCCAGCAAAATCAATTTGGGCTCCAAAAGTATTTCCATTTCCACTGCCACCTGTTATCGTTAACGTGCTAGTTCCGTCTCCCTTTCTTATGCCTATTGGTGAGTTGATAACAAGCCCATCTCCACCATTTACCCCTACCGTAGTTCCACCAACAATATTGCCACCCATTTTCAAAGTCTCGCCATTCCAATGCAAATAGTTTGTTCCTCCAATACCAGATGTTCCAGTTTGTCCAATAAAAAATTCGTATTTTGAATTTGTGTATCCTAAATAAAAACCATTTGAGCTGGTGGTAAAACC